CATGAACTTTATCAACTCATGGCTAGCAGAGCCCTGGATAGATAAGTCAAGCCGTATGCAGTCGGATGTGGTGATGGAGAAGCAGTTACCGTATGAACGAGGTACAATGCCACCACAGGCTCAGCTGTTGACCATGGGGATTGACGTACAGCTGGATCATTTTTGGTATTCTGTCCGCGCGTGGGGGCCTCATCTTACCAGTTGGCTGGTGGATTATGGGCGATTAGAAACATGGGCGGATATTGAAGTGGTGCTGGAACGTAATTTTCCGGATACCAACGGGGAGATACATAATATCAATTTGGCTTGCATGGATAGTGGTTATAATACAGACGAGGTATTTGCTTTTTGTGCCCATCATTTAGGGCTGGTGGTGCCAACTAAAGGCGCAAGTAACCCGCTGAAATCACGCTATCAAGTAAGCGTTATTGACAAATTTGATGGCTTTGGTCTGAGGCAGTACCTCATGGATACCAACCAGTTGAAGAATTTCATAGCATCCCGGATGAGCATTGACCCAGGGGCGGCAGGAAGCTGGAATGTGTACCGGAATGTTGACCGAGAGTATTGTGATCAGATATGCAGTGAGCAGCGAGTGGAGAAAAAGGACAAAAAAGGCCGCGTAACCACCGGATGGGAGCCAATCAGCTCACACGCGGCGAACCACTTGCTGGACTGTGAGACAAATAACGCGCTGGCTGCCGAACTTTTAGGTGTACGCTATCTCATGGAACCGGAAGAAGAAACGGAAAAACCGCAACCGGTTGCGGATAGTCAGGATGATAATTGGCTGGGCGTGGATGATAATTGGCTATAAGGGAGGTTACAAAGATGGTTGAATTAGTGAATGTGATAAATAACCGCGTGGTTACCACTTCCCGGAGGGTTGCGGAGGTATTCGAGAAAGACCATAGGCACGTTTTGCGGGATATTGATAGCTTGAAAGAAGATGTGCCCAATTTTGGGCAGATGTTTGAGGAGAACAAAGCACCGGACAGCTACGGCAGGCCCCAGCGGGTATATTACTTAAACCGTGATGGGCTTTCATTGCTGGCAATGGGCTTTACTGGCCGGAAAGCTATGGAGTGGAAACTGAAATACATTCAGGCTTTCAACAGTATGGAAAAAGCATTACAGGAACGCAATAAACCGTCTTATCAGATAACTGACCCGATAGCCCGCGCCCAAGCGTGGATTGAAGAAGAAAAGAAACGGCAACTGTTGCAAGCTCAAAATGAGGAAATGAAACCAAAGGCATTATTTGCGGATGCCGTGAGTTCGTCCCACACTTCTATCCTGATCCGCGACCTTGCAAAGTTGGTAAAGCAGAATGGTGTGGACATGGGGCAAAACAGACTCTTTTCATGGTTGCGGGAGAATGGATATTTGATAAAATCCGGCAGTGATAAGAATATGCCCACCCAAAGAAGCATGGATATGAGCCTTTTTGAGATTCAGGAGGGCAATTATACCGACGGCGGCGGGCGGAACTGCATTACACGCACCACTAAGGTGACCGGAAAAGGGCAGGTGTATTTCATCAACAAATTGGTGAAGCAGGAGCGGGGAAATAAAATTGTTTGACAACTCAAAGCCAAAAGTGATATTATTAAGGCATAGAAGTGTATCTAACGGCCACTCGCAGAAATGCGGGTGGCCTTTTCTAGTGCAAATTTTTAAGACACGCGAAAGGAGGTGACCAATTTGGAGGAAGTAGAGATTCTGAAAACACAGCTGGACAATGTGCGGGCGGCTATTATGGCCATAGAAACGGGCGCACAGGATTATCAAATTGCAAACCGCCGAATAACCAAAGCAGACCTTGCTACGCTGTACCAGCGTGAAACCAGTCTAAAAACGCAGATTGCCCAGCTCACGGGCGGTGATTTGTTTTTTGCCGAATTGGGGCGCCTATGATTAAGATCCTGGAAAAAGCAATAGCGGCAATATCCCCGCAGTGGGCGTGTGAGCGTGCTTTTTATGCGGAAAGTTTGCGGGCGTATGAAGCCGGGGAAGTCAACCGCTTTAATGATGGCTGGTTACCGGTCAACACCGACACGGAAAACGCCGACAAGACGCAGCGGGATTTAATTAAGGCTCGCGCTCGTTATCTTGAAGATAACAGCGATATAGCGGGGGCGGCTATTGGCGGCATTGTTCGCAATGTGGTTGGTGTCGGCATTAAGCCTCAGGCGCGAACTGGTAACGACGAACTGAATAAGCAGATAGAAAGCCTTTGGCAGGAATGGACAAGGGCAGAAAACTGCGACATTACGGGCCAGCAAACCTTTGAGGAATTGCAGGCCCTTTTATTGCGCCGGAAAATCGTTGATGGGGAAATCCTGATCAAGAAAACCGTAAGCAAAAGGGGGAAATTTCCTCTGAAACTACAGGTTATTAAGTCGGATTTACTCAGTCAGTACATGCTTACAGCCCCCAAAACGGGCAATGTTATCCGCTCAGGTGTGGAACTGGATGCCCATTTGAAACCGCTTGCTTACTGGATAGATAAGAAAAGCCCGGACGGCTTTATTCAGTATGACCCGGATAGAGTGCCAGCAAGGGAAATTATCCACTTATGGACACGGAAACACCCGGATCAGGTTCGTGGCATATCTGACCTTGCGCCGATAATCAAGCGGCTTAAGGACACGCAGGATTATTTGGATGCTGAAACCGTAGCGGCGCGCATTGCAGCCTGTTTTTCGGTTTTTATCACGACAAGTACCGGCACGCCGGGGGCGGCAGGGCGTTTTACCAATACCAAAGATGCGGAAGGCAAAAAACTGCAGTCTATTCGTCCGGGTATGATTAAATACCTCGCACCAGGCGAAGAAGTACAGACGGCTAACCCTTCTCGCGGGATGGCAAATGCCCGTGATTATATCAGCATACAGGAGCGGTTGGCAGGTGCCGGCTTGGGACTGTCGTACGAACTTATGAGCCGTGATTTCAACAAAGCAAGTTTCAGCAGTGCCCGTCAAGGTATGCTGGAAGACCGCAAAACATTTGAACCCATGCAAAACTACATGGCAGCGCATTTATGTGCGCCTGTCTATCGTGAATGGCTGGATTTGTGCGTGATGGCTGGGCTAATCAATATTCCGGACTATGCCCAAAACCGAGAGAAATATCAGCAATGCGATTGGGTAACGCCGGGCTGGGCTTGGATTGACCCGTCTAAAGAAGTGCAGGCTGATATCAACGCATTACAGAATGCGGGAAAAACACTGTCACAGTGGTGTGCAGAGCGCGGATATGACTGGCGCGAACAGCTAGAACAGATGGCTTTAGAGAAGAAAACTGCTGAGGCCATGGGGCTGACGTTGGCAATTCATACGCCGATTACGGTACAAGCTGCGCAAAGTAACCATGTGAATAATGAAAATGATGATGGAGGAGAAGAAAATGACGATGAAGCCGAAGAGCAGGAATGAACCCCAAAACCGTGACCTGTTTGGTACACTGTCCTTGCGTGAGGCAGGGGAGGGCGGCGAAGATAGCCGCGTAGTAGATTTATCTTTGTCGAGTGAAGAACCTTACAGCCGTTGGTTTGGCACGGAAATCTTAAGCCACGACGAAGGATCTATTGATTTAACCCGGCTGCAGGAGCTGGGGGTAATGCTTTTCAACCATGACCGGAATACAGTCATAGGGAAAATCCTTTCCGTGGAACTGGATAAGGATGAGCGCAAACTGAGGGCCAGCGTACAGTTCGACGAAGACGAGGAAAGCGATAAGATTTATCAGAAAGTCAAGAGCGGCACGCTTAAAGGTGTGTCAGTAGGCTATATGGTAAACGTGTGGGAAGATGTGGCAGAAGGTGCCACGAGTACAGACGGGCGGTTTACAGGCCCTTGCTCAGTGGCCACCCGTTGGACACCTTACGAATTATCTATAGTGTCTATCCCCGCCGATACCACGGTGGGAGTAGGCCGCAGTATGGAAAATCAGGAATTAGAGAATGGAGATGTAAAGATGAAAGATCAGAATACGCCGACGGCAACGGAAGGTACTCAGAATACGCCGCCGGTAAACGAAAATGAAGCCCGTGAGGCTGGCATGATGGCTGAACGCCAGCGTGTACAGGAAATTGGAGCTATGTGCCGTCAGTTCGGCATTGATGGCGAAAAATTTATCAAAGATGGTATGAGCGTGGAAGCCGCGCGGGCGGCTGTGCTGGAACAGCTGGCCAACGAGCGCAAGGCTCAGACTGTAACCGTGCAGGCTGATGAAATGGATAAATTCCGTGCTGCTGCAACGGATGGCCTGGCAATGCGTGCCGGTATCGGTATTGAAAAACCTGCTGCTGGTGCAGATGATTTCCGTGGCAAGCGCATGTTGCGCCTGGCCGCTGAATGCATCGAACGTGAGAAAAACGGCAATACCCGCAACATGGATGATGAAACTCTTGTACGTGAGGCATTGACTGGCACGGGGGCATTTCCGGGCATTCTGTCCAATGTGGCGAATAAGTCCATGGCTCAGGCATATCAGGAAGCCCCTACGACTTACCAACTGTGGACGGCTAAAGGCAGCAACTCTGACTTTAAGCAGGCCACCCGCTACCGTCTGAGTGAAGCCGGCAAACTGGAAAAAATCGGGGAAAACGGCGAATTTAAGCATGATGAAGTCAAGGAAAGCTCTGTAACGACTGGCATTGCCACCTATGGTAAGAGCTTTTCGCTCACTCGCCAGGCTATCATAAATGATGATATGGGAGCACTCAAAACCTTGCCGTCTATCCATGGTGCGGCCTGCCGCCGGATGATTAACAAAATGGTCTACGCCGTTCTGAAAGATAACCCTACGATTGAGGGTGCGGCACTTTTCCACGCAAATCATAAAAACTTGCAGACCGAGGGCCTTACAGTAGCCGGTTTGGGCAAAATCAAGGCGGCTATGGCCAAGCAGACAAATATCGGCGGCAAGGAGTTCTTGAACATTCAGCCGGCTTACCTGATTGTGCCGGTAGACCTGGAAGTTGAAGCGGCACAGCTTATCAATTCTGTGGTTGACCCGTCCAAGAACAACGCCGCAATCAACCCCTTTGCCAACAAGTTGAGCGTGGTTGCAGATCCGGAACTTTCCGCCGCCAATGTGTTCTATATGGCCGCTGCGCCGGGTATCGTGCCCACGATTGAAGTAACCAGCCTCAACGGCAACGAAACGCCGACGATGGAAAGCGCAGTGCAGTTTGATACGCTGGGTATCAAATGGCGCATTTATTATGATGTAGGCGTGAACCTGCTTGACTTCCGTGGCATTCAGAAGAGTACGATTTCTTGATGGGAGGTATAGAACATGGCTAAAGCGACTTTTATCCAAAAAGGCGATAATATCGACTATACTGCCGCTGCTGATATCGGTTATATGGACGTGGTGCCGTTAACTGACCGTGTTGGCGTGGCGCTGGAAAATATTGCAAACGGTGCTACAGGCACGGTGACGCTGACCGGCGTTTTTGAGTTCCCGGCAGCAACCGGCAGCGGTAAAGCGCTGACTGTTGGCGAAAAGGTTTATTGGGATGCAACTAATAGCGTAATTACGCCTACGGCCACGGATAACATCTTTGCCGGTTATGCTGTAGCGGCAAAGGCCGCTGCTGGCACAACCGCCCGCGTAAGGATTGGTTAAAATGAGTTTCAAGGATATGGTGGCGGCAGATATTTCCGCCGTCTTCCTTAATCCGAATGAATTCGGTGAAACGCATAACCTGGATGGCAACGATTGTGTCTGTGTTATTTCGTCGGATATGACGAATGACCGGCTGGCATCTATGCCGGGCGGGAAACGCACGCCTGATGGCCTACATGGTGATTTCATCACAATATGCGTCAAGGCCAGTGATTTGCGGAAAGTACCGGTACAGGGCACAAATTTCAAGGTGGACGGGAAACGGTATACCGTAGATTCATGTACGGATGATATGGGGATGTTGACCATTACCTTAGGGGCTTACCGCATGGGAGGCGGTTTTCCATGATTGAGATTGACGCCAGCGCATTAAACCGGGCAGAAAAATTACTGCAGGGCATACCGGGAGCAGCAAAAAAAGCTGCGGCTACTGCAGCAAAGAAAACCGTGCGGGGGGCTAGAAAGGACGCCGTACAGAAAGTTCGGGAACGCTACACGATAAAGAGCAGCTATGTCACGCGCACAATATCGTTTAGTACAAACCTGGGCGGGATGCAGTTTGGTTTCCAGTCAAAAGGCCGTGTCAACGACCTGGCTTACTTCAAGCATTCACCCGGAAGCGTGCCCAAAAGGCGGCCACCACGGGGGAAATATCTGTATTCGCAGGTAGTAAAAGGACAGGGTGGCACTATTGCCCATGCTTTTCTTGCCAAAATGAGGAGTGGGCATATAGGTGTGTTCCGTCGTACAAGCGGAAATAGTAGTTTGCCAATCGCAAAACTATCCGGCCCGTCTACGCCGCAAATGCTTGAAAGTCCGACTGTAGCAGCTTTCGTTCAGAAACGTATGGAGGAACGGCTGGCGGCGAATGTTGACCATGAAATTAACGCATTTTTGATGGGGTATAGGACATGATGATTCCGGAAAGGCTGATTAACGGCCTGAAAGAAGAAATTTCTGTGGCGGTAAAAGATTATCGCATGAAAGCGGAAGACCAAGCGGATAAAAAAGTAACTGTATATGCTCAGCATATCCCTAATGATGATTTTGAAGATGATAGTTATTACCCGCTCGTTATTGTCAGTTTGCAAAAAGTCGAAGATGCAGAACCTTTAGAGGGGACTGGCTCGACGGCAACCGTAGGCATCACTTTCGGTGTATATGGTGAAGATAAAATGGCGTGGGTAGACTTATTGAGCATCATGGAACGGGTGCGACAGAGGCTTTTGATATTCCGCAAAATTGACCGCCGGTTTCGTCTTATACTGCCGGCGAGGTTTGAGACAATCGAAAACCAGCCGTATCCGTTTTGGTTCGGCTATGGAACTGTCACTTACCAAATAGGCCAGCCGAATGAACAGATGGCTGATAATTGGGATCGAATAATGGAGGAGGACAACCGATGAGTGAGAAAAAGGTAGCTGAAAAAGCTGCGGAAAACACCGCTAAAGCGAAAAAGCAGGCAGTGGAAAAGCTTGAAACCGTTGTGTATATTGGCCCGAACAAGCTAATGGACGGTTTGAAACAGTATGCAGTATATCGCGGGCGGCCGGATGAGCTGATTAAGGTGCTGGCCACGAAGTACAAGAATATTACCCGCTTGTTTGTACCGGTTGATGGCTTGAATGATGCTATGGCAGCGGTAGAAAAGAAAGGTACGCCGGTTAACCTGGCATATAACGAAATGATGGGGGCGAATGAATAATGGCATACAAACACGGAATATATACCAGTGAACAGGCCACCTCACTGGTTTCTATGACACAGACTGACAGCGGCCTGATTGTTGCAGTAGGTACGGCGCCGGTACATCTTGCCAGCGCGCCGGCAGATGCAAACACGCCGGTGCTCTGCTACACCTACAAAGAAGCTGTGGCCGCGCTGGGGTATTCGGATGACTGGGGGAAATACACCCTTTGTGAAATGATGAAAACGCATTTTACACTGTTCAACATGGCGCCGATTGTGCTGATCAACGTACTGGACAAAAACAAGAATGCCCACAAGATAGAACAGGCAAAAAGCTACAATATCGAGGATGGTGTGGTGAAGGTTACGGAACCTATGCTTGTCGGTACGCTGTCCGTAAAGGCATCGGCTGATGCGGCAACGCCGTTTGTGCTGGACACGGACTACACCGCCGCATATGACGATGATGGCGCGGTGGTCGTTACGCCAATTGCGGGCGGCGCAATTTCCAGCGAGGCCACAAGCCTTTATCTGACCTACACTATGCTGAACCCTGCCGGTGTCACGAATAATGACATTATTGGCGGCATCAATATCACCACTAATAAGGCGGAAGGGTTGGAATTGGTGGAGGAAGTTTATCCCCGTTTTGGTCTTGTTCCGGGGATTATTGTGGCACCTGGTTGGTCACATAATACAGCCGTGGCAGCGGTTATGAAGGCAAAGGAACACGGCATTTGTGGTCACTTCAATGCGATTTCCCTTTGTGACATTCCCACGGATACTGTCAAAAGCTACACCCAGGCATCCGAATGGAAGAACAACAACAATTTTGCAGACAAGGATTGCTTGCTTTGCTGGCCTATGCTGACTTTAGGCGGGCAGAAATATCATATGTCCGGTCAGTGGGCATCCCTTATGAACTATACGGATAGCCAGCATGATGATATCCCCTATTATTCCCCGTCCAACAAGTCCCTGCAAGCAGATGGCGCTTGTTTGGAAGACGGTACGGAAGTTTTCCTGAATTCCACACAGGCTGCATATCTGAATGGTCAGGGCATTGTAACGGCCTTGAATTTTGTGGGCGGCTGGAAAGCGTGGGGGAATCGTACTACGGCTTATCCGAGCAATACTGATCCGAAAGACAATTTCATAAACAACCGCCGAATGTTCAACTGGGTAGGTTCCACGTTGGTAACTTCCTTCTGGTCGAAGATTGATGACCCCACAAATAAGCGCCTCGTTGAAACGATTGTGGATAGCGCTAACATTTGGTTGAATGGCCTGACTGCAAAAGGCGCTTTGCTGGGCGGCCGTGTTGAGTTCCGGGAGGATGAAAATCCTCAGACGGATCTCATGGACGGGAAATCACGCTTTCATGTTTATATGACGCCGCCGGCACCGGCCCGCGAAATTGATTTTGTTCAGGAATATGACCCGGAATATATTTCGACGCTGTTTGCATGATTAAGGAGGTATAGAGATAATGGCAAATGTCAATATTGTACGCGACAAGCTTGTAAACTTTGAAGTATTCATTGCTGGCGGTCGTAAATTGGGGATGGCAGATATTACTCTGCCGTCCATTGAATACAAGACGGCTACGTTGTCCGGTGCAGGCATTGGCGGCGAAATCGAAATGCCGACGCCAGGGCAGACTTCCAGCATGGAGCTGGAAATCAATTGGCGCACAATCAATGATGATAACGCCGCCTTGCTGGGGGTAAAGGCCCATGATTTGGAACTGCGTGGTGCAAATGAGAACTATGATGCAGGTACAGGTGAACTTATCACGGAAGCTGTAAAAATCAATGTCCGCACCTTGCCGAAGAAAGGCGACCTGGGCGGCCTTAAGCCGGCAGACCATACCGACACCAAGAGTACGCTGGAAGTCATCTACTTCAAGGAAACCATTGACGGCAAGCGTCAGATTGAGATTGATAAGCTGAACTACATTCACTATGTAAACGGCGTGGATTATCTTGAAGGTGTAAGAAGAGCTTTGGGCTTGTAAAAAAAGAAAAGGGGGGCAAGCCGATAACGGCAAGCCCCTGATTATTGGAGGTATAGAAAATGGCAGAAGGAAATACGAAACTTGATTTGGAAAACCTGGAAACACGGCTGGATGAGCTGGATAGTGATGCGTTTATCACTGCAGAAAGGGAGTGCCGCAAAAGTGCTGACCCTACGCCGGATTTGATTTATAGCAGTGTCTTTTGCGCAAAGCTGGCAGCGGCTGCCTTAGAAGCGCCTTATGCTCAGATTAAGGCATTGAAAATGCCTGTATTTGTGGCTGTGGTCGAGAGAACCCGGAATTTTTTATTAAAAACTTTGGCCGGGACGGTAATCCCGTCCGACAACTGAGGCTCATTATTTTCAAATTGCGGGATGCAGAAAGTATGGAGTACTGGCAAGGGCAGACAATGCGGGAATTGTCTGACTGGCTGGACGTGATAAAAGCGTCTAAAGAATAAAAAAGCCCCGCCGGATGGCGGAGCAGAGAATCAGGCATGTTTGATGAAATCATAGACACCAGCGAGGATACCGAGAAAACCGCTGATGACAATCAAACCACCGATACAGATAACGGCAACGAGGCCGAGACCGCTAAATAAAGCAAGCATTCTAAGCACCCCCTGTAATTATCTTTATACGTTTATTATATCAGAAAGGAGGCGGTTTTTGTGGCTGCAGGAAAAATTTTTGCAATATCTTTTGCTATAAGTGCGGCAATGAATGCCAGCTTTTCCACGGCAATGAGCCGGGGGAGCGCGGCTATGCAGCAATTAAAAGAGAAAACCAGCCTTTTGAATGCTGAACAAAAGCGGTTGGATAGAGCATGGCAAGAGTCCCAAAATCAAATTAGGATGTATAGCCGCCAAATGCAGCAACTGCAGACACAGTACAACCAGGGTAAGGTTTCAGAAAGCCAGTACCAAAGCTCTATGCAACGGATTGCGCAGAGCATGCGCAGTGCCGGCATGAGTGCGGAAGAATATCGAGGGCATTTGCAGCGACTGCGCAATGAGATGCAACAGACACAAAATGCCGCTAAACGTATGGAGGCGGCACAAGCGGGGAAACTGGCAGCTAAAGCGAATTTGACCAATGCTTTTTCAGGAATACAGGGGTCTATTGCTACGGCTGGTATGGTAGCGGCACCGTTTATAGGAGCGATTGAAACAGCGGCAAATTTTGAGCAGGCTATGTCCAAAGTGCAGGCTATTACTCGCTCAGATAGTGCGGCTATGAAACAGTTGACTGATAATGCTCGTATGCTGGGCGAAACGACACAGTTCAGTGCCACGCAGGCGGCTCAGGCAATGTCCTATTTAGGCATGGCAGGCTGGGATGCTAATCAGATAATCGGAGGCATGCCAGGCTTGCTTGCGCTTGCGGCAGCGGGCGGCACGGACTTAGCAAGAACCGCTGACATTGTTTCTGACGATTTAACCGCCTTTGGCTTATCGGCTGACCAAGCGGGACATATGGCGGATGTGTTCGCCGTCACCGTCACCCGGACTAACACAAACGTGGAAATGCTGGGGGAAACTATGAAATACGCCGCGCCAGTGGCAAAAGCGTTTGGCGCGTCCATGGAAGAAACGGCGGCGTTGGCTGGCATTATGGCCAACAGCGGTATAAAAGCAAGCCAAGCAGGTACTTCTCTGAGAGCAGGCTTTTTAAGATTGGCAGGTCCTCCCAAGAAATCCGCAAAAGCCATGCAGGAGCTGGGAATTTCGTTATCGGATGCTCAGGCACAACAAAATGAAGCGCGTGAAGCCTTAGACGCGTTGGGCATAAGCATGGATGATATGAGCGGAAAACCTAAAAAGATGGCGGCTATTCTTACAGAGTTAAAGGATAAAACCGCCGAATTAGGACAAGAAGAACGCCTGGCTACATTGCAAAAGATATTTGGTACTGAGGCGGCTACCGGTTGGCTGGCCGTGTTGGATGCAGGCCCCGAGGTTTTCGAAAAACTGGTAAATGAAATGGAGCATAGTGATGGTGAAGCTGAAAAGATGGCTAAAACCATGATGAATAATGCTAAAGGCGCATTTACACAGTTTAAGAGTGCTGTAGAAGGATTGGCAATATCTTTTGGCACAGTATTTTTACCGGCTATAACGGCAGGCATGAAGGGTATGGCTGAAATGGCTGGACGTGCATCCGCGTGGGTAAAGGAAAATGAAAATCTAGTTAGGAGTTTTGCCGAAATTGGGGCTGGGGTTTTGGCCACGGTAGGCACCTTCAAACTGTTTTCTATAGTTCAAAATGTATTCAGATACACCAACAGCTCAGTATTAGAGTTTATTGAAAAAATGCGCCTGAGTACAAAAGGGCAAAAGGCTTTGCAAATAGCTACGCAAGGCCAAGCACGAGCAATGCAGCTCTTAAGAACAGCCATGAATCTTGATTTATACAGGAATTTGGGCACCCAGGCAATGGGAACCTTTGCGAAATTAAGAGCAATAACATGGGCCAGCATAGGGCAACAAATGTGGAGTGGCCTGAGCATTGGTACAAAAGGCATAAAAGATAGCTTTACCGGTATGCGTCAAGCTACGTTGGCCACGTTGCAGGGTATGAAAACGGGCATTATAAATTTTGTGACTGGTGCAGCCAAGGCTATTACGGGGTTGCCTGGCAGAATGGCTAATATGGCCAGGGCGGCAATGACAATGTGGAGAGCGTTTTCCTTTGCGGGTGTCCTAAATAAAGTCGTAACAGGCTTTAGGGTGGCAGGGGCTGCTATACAGGTCTTTGCCCGCGCATCTATGGCGGCAGCATTTTCCCCGCTAGGCATTGCATTGATGGCCATAGCAGGTGCAGCCCTCCTCATTTATAACAACTGGGAGACTGTAGGGCCGTTCTTTATGAGCTTGTGGGAACAGATACAGACAGCTTTCAGCAATGCGGCCACTATGATACAGCCTGCAATAGATCAGTTTATAACCGCTTGTCAGAATTTGGCCACGGCAGTAATGCCGGTATTGGAAAGTTTGTGGCAGACGATACAAAACGCATGGTCGCAAATCATGGCGGTATTTGCCGAAAACAGCGGCACCATTGATACAGTGATTAATATCTTTGTGATGTTAGCTGAGGTAGTAGGCGTAGTTTTGGTGGGTGCTTTTGTCGGTTTTGTAAGTACCAGCGTGGGCGTGATGACAGCCTTTATTGGTTCGATAGCCTCTATAGTTACAGGGATTATCGGCGTATTGACTGGCATAATCGAATTTGTCACGGGTGTATTTACTGGTAATTGGTCGCAAGCATGGCAGGGTGTAGTTGATATATTCAGCAGTATATTTAATACGTTGTCAGGTATAGCTAATAGCGTATTGGGCGGCATTATGAATACAGTCAACAGCATTGCCAACGCAGTTAAAAGTATTCACTTTGGCGGCGGCGGTGGCGGCTCTGAAATAGCAGCTAATGCCGAAGGTGGTATTTACCGCAAAGGCGCATTTCTTACGACATTTGCTGAGGATAGCGCTGAGGCGGCTATTCCGCTCGATGGTTCGCCACGGGCGATTGGCTTATGGCAAAAAGCTGGGGAAATATTGGGCATAGGAAAGGCCAACAAAACAGCCAATGCCTCAATGGAGAAAAAAGCCCGTCCGGTTACCAAGTCGGAACCACAAGCGACTATGCAGGTAGTTAGTGCACAAATACCGCAACAAGTTCCACAGCAGGAAGTGCAGCACACAGAATCCACGGTAGTACAGCCGGTAAATGTTGAGACACCTGCTGCTCAGGTAACGGCGATAGAATCACCCGGCAAAGACATTCAGAACAATGTTCAGGTCAATGTTCCAAACCCGGAACGGATTAGACAGGAGCATAAGCTGGAAAGCAGGGTAGAAAAAGAAACATTTGTCAAGGAAGAGGCCACCAAGCTGGTACAGCGTGAAAAAGAAAGTCTCATCAAAGAACATGAGACGGAAAAAACGCAACCGGTTGCGGAAACACCTGCCGAAGTTATCCGGGAACATACAACACAGCTGGTACAACAACGGCCTGAACCGTCAGAACCACCAGCGGTGCAGATAACAGCGCCAAATAGCCCCGAGGTGATAGAACCACCGGCGCAGGTTGTTCAAGCGGAAGCAACACCGGTCAAGGTAGAACAGGCAGAGCCTCAGATTGTACAGACAGCCCCGCAGGTTGTTCAGGCAAAACCTCAGGACGTAAATGTTCGTCAGCAGCCTGTAGAGCCGCAAGTGGTAAAGGTGCCGGAACAGATTGCACAAGAGCCGCCGACAAAGCCTGTTGTGCAGGTAATCGAGCCTGAAAATCCGGATGTGATAGAGCCACCAACTCAAATTGTTCAAGCGGAAGCGACGCCGGTTGATGTAGAACAGGCAGCCCCGCAGATTGTGCAAGCACCGCCACAGGATTTGAATATCAATCAGCAGGCGGCAGAAGCGCAGATTGTAAAGCCGGAAGTTCCTGCCGTAAACGTGGAACAGCCGGATCAGGCAGCACCTACGGTAAATATCAATGCCCCACAGGAAAATGCAGAACCGCAAGAAAAAGCGGCGCCCGCAATGCCTCAGACAATGGAAATGGAGCATGCTACACCGTTGAGCATGCCGCCTATATCCATCACACTGAATTTCTACGGCAACGACAATGAACCAAGCGCTATTCGGCGGGCGGTGGAAAAGGCAGGCCGGACGGTGCAACGCACATTTGCAGAGCAGTATGAACAATATAAGAGGGAGTGTGAGCGCTTTGCCTTTGACTGAGTACAGGACAAAATCCGGCGATACCTGGGACTTGATAGCTTTTGAGCAATTAGGCTCATGTGAGTATGTAAGTCGTTTGATTAACCAAAACAGGCAGTACAGCAATACGGCAATTTTTTCAGCCGGTACGGTGCTGACACTGCCGGAAATCACAGAGAATACAAGAGTGGAAAACTTGCCACCATGGAGGCGATAGGATGCAGGCGCGCAGAGTTGCGATTAAATGCTTATATGAAGGCACGGACATTTCGACAAATGTAGCCAGTTTCTTTAAGTCTTTCAGCGTCCGGGAAGTGCTAAGCGGTGAAGCCGATAGTGCAGAAATCACACTGCAGGATAGGGAAGAGTTATGGCAGGGTGATTGGTTCCCGGAGCGTGGGGCGGAAATGGAAGTAACCCTACATATTGATGATTGGGAGGGTGAAAAAGACAACCGCGATTTGCCACTGGGAAAATTCGAGGTGGACGAAATCACCAACAGCGGGCCGCCGAACGAGGCAAAAATCAAGCTGATATCCATACCGTCAGAGTCAAATCTGCGTGGCGTGGAGAAAACACGCGCCTGGGAAAAAGTCAAGTTGTCTCAAATCCTCAAAGATGTAGCTGACGGTGCGGGCATGGAGAGTTATTTTGATGCGGAAGATGATCCCGTGATGGAGCGGGCAGAACAGTCCGAACA